CTTATCCCAACTGCCCTCAGTGGTGATGACAAAGCCACACGCAGAGCAGCACCACTCGTCCCCGCCAAGATGCGCCCACCTTGTATGCACCACTGGGGCAACGTCAGCGGCGGGAATACTGTTGATCTCCTGCGTGCAGATTTCTGGATTTTCGTACCGACGTGTGATTAGATCAATCACAGCTTTTCGCTTGATGTATTCAGCCATTGTCAGCACCTCCGTCCATCTTGGCCCCGCAGTGGGGGCAGTATTTGTCTGGCAATAATCGAGCAAAAGCATATCCGCATACGCTGCAGGCCTTAAATCTGTCTGTTACTTGCCACGCTCCATGCACCACCGGGGCCACGTCGGCGGCAGGCAGGGCCTCAATATACTGCGACGGCTCAAGCCCTTTTGCCCACGCGTGCTTTGCGGCCTCAATCGCCGCGCTGCGCTCAATGTATTCAGCCATTGTCAGAAGTCCTCCTCACATACGCCACGCAGTTCTCAGGGTCATTCCCACAAAGACATGGCGCATATACGCACGAATCACAAATTGTAAACATCTCAGTTAGTGTCATTGTCAGCCCTCCTGTACTGATTTTCCAAGTATGCGTCCAAATTACCCACGAACCCGGTGCAAAGGTAGATGCTGTGTTCCACCTTCCCGCTGTGCTTGCAGTCAAAGCAGTTCAGCCCGTTGTTGCACTGCTTTTCGCAAAACTGGCACATGCAGTTGCGATTATCAAACGGGCACGGTTTTAAGTCATCCATCCTTCATCGCCTCCAATGCTTTCTCCGCCTCCTCGCGGGTCAGAAATACGGTCTTGCCAACGTCTGCGCCATCATTACGCAGACGATACGCGCAGAACCCGTCCGGCTTACGATTGCACGTTGACATACACAGATTATCCTCATCCGTGCAAACAGTTCTGATGTCCGGGGCCTCAAGCTCCATTTCTCGCGGCACATTGTCACGGCCGGTCACCCATAGCGTATCTCCAACCTTGCACGGCAGCGCCACCAGCCGCCCGTCCTTGTCGGCCTCGACCAGTTTCTCCAACCGGTCAAGATCGCAGTTTCGGCACAGATAGCGAATCTGCTCTGCGGCTTCGTGATCCATGTCGATTTCCTCCGGTGTCAGATCCGTGTCCTCGTAGGCGGCAAGGCGCTCAACGCCTCCCTGGTTGAATTCACCACGTTTTTTCATCATCGGGAATCCGTCTTTATCGCGGTATGTCAATCGCTCCATCACATTTCCTCCATTCTGAGCCTCGCTCACGGCTTTCCCTCCCATGGTGTCTCAAGCCATTTTTTGATTTCCTTCCAGGTTCCGGGCATAGTTGAAATGCCAGCAATGTGTTTCATTTCTGCATCGCTCCGAAATTTGGAAAAGAGGCCGATCAATTCATTGTCCGTCATGCTCCGGATCCGATCGGCGATGGTAACGGGCCACGTGCGATACGGGCACTTTTCGATTGCGGCGCAGTTTTCAAAGTCATAGCCCATCTGCATGGGGCAGTTTTCACCGGTGCACTTTTTCATCACTTACCCTCCCTTTCAGTTTGATTCCATTCCGCCTGTTCCACTCTGCCCCGGCTGCCCGTGCCTTTTCCAGTTCTGCCTGCGCCTTTTTGACAACATCCAGCGGTATGTCCATCAAACGGCACCCCTCATAGGGCTTTAGCAGGTCAAAATAGGCATCATAGTGCTGTTTTTCCTCGTCAATCAATTTTCGACACCTTTCGTGGTGGGCGTCATTGCGCTGCATTTCAATCCGCCCAAGTGCACGATCCAAATAATATTCGTTTGCCCCAAACGCCAGCATTTCTACCACTTGCAGCAGTTCCGCCTTCGTCAGATCACTTGGTTTCAGCATTTTTCCACCTCCAGCGGCTCCGGTCTTTTTAGCTCAAACTGACTATATGGCATAACACACAGTTTCTTGGAATCGCAGTCAGCCATGCCGCTTACGATGCCCTTGCAATGAGCGCAATACTGGCACATCCACGTCTTTCCGGCTTTTCTGACATCCGCAATTATCGAAATAACATAGTTGCGTTCAAGCATCAGTTGTCTATTCTGCCCCCGCAGTTTCTCAATTTCTTTCGCCTGCGCATCAATGATGCTGCACTCATACGCTGACGGCACCCACTGCGTAGGGAAGTCCGAGCTGTCCACCTGCGGGATCATGTCTTTCCATCCGCTGTCACCTGTCAGCGCCTCTACGATGTGATCAGTTTTCATAATTCTACCTCCTCCACCTGCAGCCGTTGCAGGCCCCCTCATGGGCCAGCGTGTAATTTCCGCATTTCAGGCACAGTTCGTTCCGCAGTGCGTCAATCTCTTTCGCCTGCGCTTCAATCCGGTCGGCTGCGGCAAGCCCCACCGCGTCAACATCGCAGGAGGGCCACTCCGTCAAATTGACTTTTCCCGCCAGATTTTCTGGGACCGGCTCAGTCTTGTAAAACGGGCATTTCTTACAGTCGCCCATTGGCCCGCCTGCTGTTGAAACGCATCTCAAGGCATTTACGAGTTCTTGATCTCTCAAAATGGTAGCTCTCCTTCCTCATCCTCCGCGAGCCAGAATGCCTTTCTACACTCAGAGCAAGTTTGCGCAGCGCAGTTAATGCCTGTATCTGAGAACACTTCCATCGGGCAAGCATGGAGGAACCCGTCTATTGTAATTTGCGCGCCGGGGTAATGCTTTAGAAACTCGCTCTGGCGGGTTTTGACGGGGTGCTCTGCGGCCCACTGCTCCACAATGGCAACGGCCTCCTCCGGGTGGTTTTTTTGCCAGGTACTGCAACCTCCATTAACGCGATGGACTTCCCTAAACTCACATTTACGGCACTCAGCGTTGCACATTCTCCGCAATGTTTTTAAAAACTCCACAGCATCCATCATTCTGCCTCCTCAATTTCCACGCGGATCGTATCTCCGCTCCAAAATTTGTGTTCCACGGCGCGGAACCACTCAGGGTTGTCGTCCGGCAGTATGTAGCCCTTCATCGCGTCCACAAAGGCTTTGCCCAGCGCACCGTGATTGTCGATGTCCAGATTGTCATTCCAGAAAAATGTCACCTTGACGGGGTGATCTACCAGACGTTTTGTAACCCCTGCTTTTCGCATTGCCCAGTGGGCAAGCTCGTGCAGCTCTTCCGCATCCTTCTTCCGCTGCGACCAGTGCTTACCGGCGTAATACGCATTCAGGCCAAACCGCTTGTTCCACGCTGCTTTACCGCGCTTTGTTGCCGGATAGGGGATCTCAAATGCAATCACAGGTGGATCCCGCTTCGGCTCAAATCCGCTTTTTTTCTCGCACTTGCACAGGTAACATTTGTCTGAATGTCTGTTTGCACAATGGACGCATGCAAAGGCAAACGTATAAACCCCCATCGGGTAAAGAACGGGACCGGTAGATTCAACCTTCATCGCTTTTCTTCCTTTCCGTCAATGATGACCTGCACCACGCGGACACGGCCCAGAGGCTCCAGCAGCATGGCCATGGCCTCCTTTGTGCCCTGTGTATCCTCGCCATCGTAAATGTCGATCACAAGCCGCATCATCGTGTGTCCCTCCTGAATTTGGGGCAAGAGCGGATCACGAACGAGGCTTCTACCCGTGTACCGCCCTTGCCCTTGCCGCCGACCTTCAGCACCCGGCTTGTGGGGGTGGCGTCCCAGCCGGGGACCGGCTCCAGATGGTCGGACCACTCGCAGCCGCCGCAGGCGTTTGCACAATCCCAGCAGAGCTGCTTGGACTGGAACTCGACCTTGGGGACCTTCTTCTGCTTTTTCTCCCGCAGGGGATAGCGGCGGATCAGCTCGTCCAGCCGAAAATTACTTGCCATTAAACACCTCGCATATCTGCCAGAGCGCACCATTCGGCGTAGGTCATCCCCTGCTTTTTCGCTTCGGAGGGGGTGGGGATGCCAGCCTCATGCCAGCGCTCGTGCTGTTCGCCTGCCTTGGCGTAGAATTTTTCCAGATAGGCGTCGGACGGCTCCGGCATGGGAGCCTCCTCCGCGTTGGGTTTTTCCAGTTTTGGGAGGAATGGAACCAGTTCATACACATCCGGGTAAAACCGGTTTTCCCTCGCCCGGACAATGACCGCCTGTTTCACGTCCTCGTAGTCCCATGGGGCCAAAACCAGTGTCCATGCCTCTAAGTCTGCGGCGGTGCGGGACTGCTGCTTCGCA